CACGCCCCCGGCCGCCCCGGCCGCCCCGGCCGCCCCGGCCGCCCCGGCCGCCCCGGCCGCCCCGGCCGCCCCGGCCGCCCCGGCCGCCCCGGCCGCCCCGGCCGCCCCGGCCGCCCCGGCCGCGGCTTTCGCCGGGACGAAAGTCGTGGACGCTCTCAAAGCGATCAAGGCGGAGACGGACGTGGACAAGCTCCGCTCGTGGAGCGCTGGCGAGTCCCGGAGCACGATCACCAAAGCGATCGACAAACAGATCGCGGAGCTTGTCACTCCCTCCGCCCCGTCCCCGGAGCCCCCCGCCGCGCCCCCCAGCGCCCCCCAGAACGCGCCGGAGCCAGCCCCGGTCCAAGCGGAGCCCCCCACGCCCCCGGCCGCGCCAGCGCCCCCCACGGCTCCGGCGATCGAGGGGCGCGGAGGCTTTACGCTCTTCGTGAATTGCTCCCCGATCAAGCTACCGGACGGAGCCCCCCGTCCGGAGCACGCCTCGATCCGGATCGCCCACGTCATGGCGGAATTCCAGAAGAGCCACTGCGTCAACCACTATCGCGTGATCGATTACGGTAAGGGCTCCGGGATCTTCGCCGCTGGCGTAGCTCGGGACCTCTTGGAGCGTCCCCCCACGACGGACGTCGTGATCGATACCCACACGCGCGAAGCACAAGACGCGCTCCACGCTTTCGAGGCGGCCGCCTCACGGGTGATCCATGGCCACTCCTAGGAGCTTCCCCGCCGCTCCCGCCGTTAAGCGCGTGCTTGCGGAGGAAGACGGCTCGATCGAAGTCGGCTTGATCCTGGATCTCGGTTTCCGGATCTACCGGGAGACGGTCGTGGTGCTCTCCGGCGTGGTCCACGTGGCTCCCGATCTATGCGAGAGCTTCGCCACGGAATGGATCAAGCACGCCGCGCCGGATCTTCTCAGCGTCCACGTGGAGACGCTCACGGATGACGGTCAAGCCATCGGGCAGATCCGGCGGATCGGTTTCGCCACGGACGGGACGCGGATGGGCTTCGAAGACTTGTGCCAAACGCTCGTGGATCAAGGGATCGCGGAGTGGACCTCTTAGGGCATAGCGCTTTGGCCGTGCCAGTTTCGGGGGAGTTGACGCGGATCGCGCGGCTCCCCCGGCGCCTGTGGTCGCCAAGCAACCTAGAAGCGCTCGCCCGTGAGCTTGGCGCATTGCTCCGCACGCCGGACGGAACGATGGCGCTCCGGCCGATCCAAGCCCAAGCGCTTTTCGAGCTTGGCACCACGGGCGGACTTTTTGGTGTGCTCCGCGTGGGGGCGGGCAAGACTCTGATCAGCTTGCTCGCCCCCGTGGTGAGCTTTGCACAACGTCCCGTCTTGCTGATCCCGGCGAAGCTTTGCGGGAAAACGTCCCGGGACTGGGCGGAGCTTGCGCGTCACTGGCTGATTCCTCCGCCCCACGTGATCTCGTATGAGTGGCTTGGACGGGTGCAAGCGGCGGAAGCCTTGGACGAGATCGCCCCCGATCTGATCGTGGCGGACGAGGCGCACAAGCTCAAGAATCCCAAAGCGGCCGTGACGCGCCGTGTCCGGCGCTACATGAGGGAGCACCCGGAAACGCGCTTCGTGGCCATGAGCGGAACGATCACGAAGCGATCGCTTTTCGACTATGCCCACCTAGCGCTCTGGAGTCTCAAAGCGCAACGCTCCCCCGTTCCCGTCCGCTTCGGGGACGTGGAGACGTGGGCGGACGCCTTGGACGAGCGCAAGGGACAAACGCGCCGCGCCGATCCGGGAGCGCTTGCCGTGCTTTGCAACGAAGAAGAGCGTGCGGCTTGGAACGTCGATCGCCGGAGCGCCGCGCGGCGTGCCTATCGGCGGAGGCTCGTGGAGACGCCCGGCGTGGTGGCAACCCAAGAGACGCCGATCGACGCCTCGATCGTGATCTCGGAAGTGGAGCCCCCCGCGAGCCCCGAAGTGGACGAGGCTTTCGAGACGCTCCGCCGGACGTGGACCACGCCGGACGGGTGGCCGATCGCGGACGGGATCACGCTCGCTCGTCACGCCAGAGAGATCGCGCTCGGGTTCTATTACGTTTGGGATCCCCGCCCCCCGCGGGCATGGTTGGAAGCCCGCGCCGTTTGGTGCGCCTTCGTGCGTGAGAAGCTCTCTCGCTCGCGGACGCTGGACTCCGAGCTCCAAGTCCGCCAAGCGTTCCCGGACGCGCCAGAGCTTGCTGAGTGGCTCGCGATCCGTGATACCTTCGAACCTCACACGGTGGCGGAGTGGCTCGACGGATCGATCGCTCAATTCTGCGCGGACTGGGCTTTCGAGCACGGCGGGATTGTGTGGACCTCGCATCGTTGTTTCGGGGAGGTTCTCCACTCGCTTGGCGTCCCCTACTATGGGCGCGGGGGCAAGACATACCACGGGGACGTGATCGAGGATCATCCCACCGATCGCCCCATGGCCGCGTCCGTCCAGAGCAATGCCGAGGGGCGGAATCTCCAAGCGTGGTCCAGCAACTTGATCACGTGCCCCATGCCCGATGGGGGCGGATGGGAGCAACTCTTGGGGCGCACACACCGCGACGGACAAGAGGCGGACGAAGTGACGGTGGACGTGATCGTCTCTTGCGCGGAGCACGTGGGCGCGTTCTGGCAAGCCGTGGCGGATGCTCGATACGTCCAAGACTCCACGGGCTCGCCTCAAAAGCTCTTGCTCGCGGACGTGAATGTCCCGCGAGCCGGGGACGTCGTGCTCCGTGATGGGGCACGATGGGACAAGAATCTAGAACCATGAAAGAAGAAGCAAGATGGGACTTTTTGAAGGCATAGAGGACGCTGAGATCTTCGAACGAGGGAAGTTTCTCCCCGCCGGTTTCGTGGGTGTGCTCGAGGTAAAGCGCACGCTCGCGAAGGACTCGATCAAGTCCGGAATGGGCTTCATTGTCGAATTCGAAGTGATCGCCTCCAACCGGGAAGACGTCCCGGTGGGCTCCAAAGCCACGTGGTGGCAAGGCATGAAGGATCGGACCGTGGCTTTCCCGGCGATCAAAGAATTCGTGGCCGTGCTCTCCGGTTTCGAACGGCACCAAAAGGACGAGATCAACGCGGAGGTTTCGCCCGTGCTGGCTCAACTCTTGGACCACGCCACGGAAAACCCGGACTCCAACGATCTGATCGGCCAGCGGATCCAGTGTGAGACTGCAAACAAGCGCACCCGCAACGATCGGGACTTCACGCTCCACTTGTGGAGCCCCTACGTTCCCCCGCCCACGGGGGGCTGATCGCATGAGCCCCAGCCCGATCGCTTTCGACACGGAGACGGAGCTAGTCCGTCCCGGCGTGCTCGCCCCTCCCATGGTTTGCCTCACGGCGTGCGATGGGGACGAGCCCGTGATCTTCCACCATACCCAAGCGCGGGACGTGGTGGCGGAGTTGCTCGAAAGCGATCGGGTGCTCGTGGGGCATAACGTGGCCTATGACTTCGGAGTGATCGCCGCGGCTTTCCCCGATCTCATGCCCGCCATCTTCCAAGCCTACGCGGACGATCGAGTCACGGACACGATGCTCCGGGAGAAGCTCCAACACTTGGGGCTTGGGATCTATCGAGGTTTCGAGACGCGCGACGGGCGGACGATCAAGCTAGGTTACTCCCTCGGGGAGATCGTGAAACGCCGTCTCCGGATCGAGCTTGAGAAGGACTCCGGGTGGCGTCTCCGCTATGGGGAGCTTCGGGACGTCACCCTCGACGCTTGGCCAGCGGATGCGCTCGAGTACGTCTTGACGGACGCGGCCGTTACGCTTGCGCTCTGGCGCGATCAAGAGGCGGAGCGCTCGGACTTGCTCGTGGATCAATTCCGCCAAGCCCGCGCGGCGTGGTGGTTACATCTCATGAGCGCGTGGGGGCTCACCACGGATCCGGAAGGCGTGCGCCGCTTCGCGGAGCGCACACAACAAGAATATGACGAGATCGTGGTGGGGCTCCAAGACGCCGGGCTCGTCCGGGACGACGGCACCCGGGACACAAAAGCGGCCATGGCACGAATGATCGCCGTGTGCGCTCGGGAGGGGCTCAAGCTTCCCGTGACGGGGACCGGGAAGCCCAAGCTCAACCGGGACGCTTGCGAGCGGACGGGGGATCCCATCTTGGAGCACTACGCCAGCCTATCGAGTCTCAAGAAGAAGCTATCCACGGACGTCGTGCTCTTGGAGCGTGGGCTCATCCAAGCGCGCTTCGACTTCCTCGAAACGGGACGCACGTCGTCCAAGCCCAACGTCCAAAACCTCCCGCGAGCTCCCGGCGTCCGGGAGTGCTTCGTCCCCCGCCCCGGGCGAGTCTTCGCCGCGGCGGACTATTCCGGTTTCGAGCTTCGCGCCGTGGCTCAAGTGTGCGTGGCGAACGGGTGGCGCTCCAAGTTGGCCGAAGCTCTAAACGCCGGTTTCGATCCCCACTTGGAGATCGCCCGGCGGATCGTCGGATGCTCTTACGCCGAAGCCCAAGCGCGGATCCACGAAGACGAGATCGACGCCGCACGACAAGCCGGGAAGGTCGCAAACTTCGGTTTCCCGGGTGGGCTCGGGATCGTTCGCTTCGTCCACTACGCGCGGAATCAATACGGCGTGGTGATCACCGAAGAGCAAGCGGCGCAACTCAAGCGTTACTGGCTCGCGGCGTGGCCCGAATTCGAAGCCTACTTCCGGTGGGTGGGCGATCAATGCGAAGAAGCGATCCCCGTGGTCCGGCAACTGTACTCCGGACGGGTGCGCGCAAACGTGAGCTTTACGGAGGCTTGTAATTCCTACTTTCAAGGGCTCGCGGCGGACGCGGCGAAAGCGACTGGCTTCTTGATCGCCCGGGAGTGCTACGCCGATCCGTGCTCCGTGCTCTTCGGTGCTCGCCCGTGCAACTTTGTACACGACGAATTCATTGTGGAAGTGACGGACGACGGACGCGCCGCGGACGCGGCGGAGCGGCTCGCGGCTCTCATGGTGAAAGGCGCGAAACCGTGGCTTCCCGATCTAGACGTCACGGCGGAGCCCTATCTCATGCGCCGCTGGTCAAAGAAGGCGAAGCCAGTCCGAGACGAAGAGGGGAGACTCATCCCATGGGATCAGACGTCCGAAGCGTGATCGCGATCGATCCCGGCTTGTGGTCCGGGTGGGCTCTCTTCCACCGTGGCAAGCTCCACGTGGCCGGCGTGCTCTCCGAAGACGAGATCACCCGAGCCCCACCCATGCCAGAGTGGAGCCCGGCGATAGCCTTGATCGAAGTCCCCGTGATCTATCCGATAGGGAAGAGCAAGGGGGATCCCAACGATCTGATCAAGCTCGCGATCACGGTGGGGGATCTCCGTGGCTTCTATCGCCGCCACGGACTCCGTGTGGGGTTTGTGAAGCCTCGACGGTGGAAGGGGACAGTCCCAAAAGAGATCCACGGAGAGCGCGTCGTGGGCAAGCTCGAGGCGGACGAGCGCGCGATCCTCCCCACGCTCCCGAAGACGAAACGCCACAACATGATCGACGCGATCGGGCTTGGTCTGTGGTGGCTTGAGAAAGAAGAAAGAAGGTAGGGCATGAGCAAGAAGAAAGCAGAAGGTGTGGATCTCACCGTGTACCGCAAAGCGGCGGGGGATCTCTCGGACGAACAAGATCAAGCCGATCAGTCGATCGCCTTGCTCCAAGAGCTGATCGTGGCATCGGAGACGGACTTGGCTTTCGCTTCGGAGATCCTCTTGGACGTCAAGGCGAAACACTCGGAGCTAGAGTCCCGCCGAAAGAGCGTGGTCCAGCCCTTGAACGGCGTGGTGCGGGAGATCAACTCGTGGTTCAAACCCGTCCGCGATCGCCTCGAAACGGCGGAGCGGATCCTCAAGGCGAAGCTTGCCGGGTATATCGAAGCTCGCGAAGAAGCGAACCGCGAAGCGCTGGCCACCGCGTCCACGGCGGAGACGGGGGCGGAGGCGGCCGCGGCTCTCGCCACGATCGAAGACGTGGCCACGGCTCCCGGGACGAGCACCCGGAAGGTATGGCGCTTCCGCGTGGTGGACGCCCAAGCGCTCCCCCGTGAGTGGCTCGTCCCCAACGTGGAAGCGATCGCGGGATACGCCAAAGCCGCCAAGGGGGAGCCCCACCCGATCGCCGGAGTGGAATTCTTCCAAGAGACGATCGTGGTGGCTTCGCGGGGAGCGTAGCTAGCTCGGCGGATAGAACGGGGAAGGGATCGCTTCGAACCGGGATCGGGCAACGGCCGTGACGCCCCCCGGACCGGAGCTTCCCTCCCATCGTGCAATATAGGGTTTGATCGCTTTGTCCCCGTCCAAGGGGATCGTGTAGTCGTATTCCCATCTCCCCGTCGAAGGGTTGGAGAGCGAAGCGTGGAGCACGTCCACGATCGTCTCTCCGTCCCCTTCCAAGATCCGCAAGAGCGCGACGTCCGGATTCGCCGCGTTTCCGTCTTCGTCCGCGAAGTCCACGTACAACGTGACTTGCTGCCCCATGTGATACTCCGGGATCGGATCGTCGGCTTGGCTCATCTTTTACACTCCGGTTTACGGATCCCCGCCGTGGCGGAGCTTGTCTCGTGCTGGCCGCTCGTGGCGCTAGACGTGGCGATGCTGGCGCTCCGCGCCGTGCTCCGCGCCCTTCCCCCCGCCACGGCGGAGCTTGTCACCAGTGTGCTCGAGAGCGCCGTGCTCGTCCGCTGAGAGCCGGGACAAGCGCGTCCCGTCACGCCTCCCGTGATCGCCACGATCCCGTCGTGGGCAATGAACGCGACGGGAAAGAAGATCCCGTCATGAGCCACGGCGTGGACGTTGATCATGGTTGCCGCGTCCCCGTGATCGTGGTCCCCACCACGGCCAATTGAATGTCGATCAAGCTCCCGTCCGCCGGGACCTTGATCGACGTGGGTGTGTCCACTCGTGGGTTGGCGGGATCTAGGTGCAAGCGTTGCCAAACCTCTTGGAGATGCAAGGCTTCCGTGGGCGAGAGCGATCCTTCCGACCACGGTCCGGTCCCACCTTCCGCCAAGATCGCGTCTCGCGCCGCGTTTACGTCCGCCAGTGTGGCGAACCCGATCGCGGTGCTCCACGTGGCGTCTCCGTGGCTCTCCAGAGCGGCGAGCTCCACGGACGTGGCGAAGCCCGTTGCGGTGCTCCACGTGGCGTCTCCGTGGCTCTCAAGCGCGGCGAGAGCGGCGCTCGTGGCCAGCCCCGCCACTACGGCCGTGGTCCACGAGCCAGCCCCGTGGGACACGGTGAGCGCCGCGTCCACCGCAGCGGTGAGCGTGGCACGCTCTCCGGGCGTGAGCGTCATGGCATCCCCCGGCGTGGCGAAGCCCGTTGCGGTGCTCCACGTGGCGTCTCCGTGGCTCTCAAGCGCGGCGAGAGCGGCGCTCGTGGCGAGGGAGGATACATCCGCCGTGATCCAGTTGCCCGCCCCATGGGAGCCCGTGAGCGCCGCGTCCACCGCGGAGATCGCCCCCGCCGTGAGCGTCATGGCATCGCCCGGCACGGCAAAGCCTGTTGCGGTGCTCCACGTGGCGTCTCCGTGGCTCTCGAGCGCCGCGAGAGCGGCCGCGGTGGCGAAGCCCGTTGCGGTGCTCCACGTGGCGTCTCCGTGGCTCTCAAGCGCGGCAAGCTCCGCGCTCGTGGCGAGATCCGCCACCCATTGATCCACCTTGATCTCTCCGTGGAAGGGGACGTTTTTCGCCGTGCCCCCCGTCTCGTCCACGCGGATCATGTAGGTTTGATCCCCCGCCGGAGCCGTCCAGTCGTATCGGTATTCCCCGGGGGCAAGCGTGGCGGAAACCTCCGCCATGGTTTGTTGCCGCGTGGTCCAGCCCGAAGACTTGAAAGTGGAGTCCGCGAAGTCCAGCCAAAAACCGTCACTCACGCGCTGGATCGCCACGACCACGGTGGAGAGCCCCGTAAGAGCCACGAGCGCCCCACTCTTGACGGCCGGCGTTTGGATCCGCTCCGTATCCCCTCCGAGGATTCTCACCGATGCCATGATCTACTCCGCGTCAAGAAGGGGACTCGCGTCCCACGTGTCGAGATCCGGGACGCTCTCGCCCAACAAGAAAGCATAGAGCACGGCCGCGAGCGTCCCGTGGAGATTCGAGCCCCCGGCGATCAAGGTCCCCGCGAGGCGTGAAAAGCCATCATAGGGAACCGTAGCTCCACCACAATCGGGGCAAGCGATCTCCAACTTGCACCAAGCCCCACAAGCGGAACACTTCCGGAGCGCGGTATTCGGTGACAACGGGTGGCACCCGTCTTCGATCTTGAAGTACGCGGGAGGGACACGGATCCCGGTGACGGGATCGGCGTGCTCCACGAAGCTCCCCTCCACGATCTGTCCGAAAGCCACCCAGATCTCCACCCACCGTTCCACGTTGTTTTCGACCTTGAACGCTACCACTTTCGCGGAGTCCAAGACGACGGGCTCGATCGTTCTGTGCAGAGTGACGGGCATGGTTAGCTGGCCTTTCTTCGTGATCCTGATCGCTGAAGCGCTTGGCGGTACACGGCCACCGTCTTGTCCACGGCCGCTTCCCACGTGAAAGCCTCGATCCTCTCAAGCCCGCGCCTCTTGAGTGTCTCGCGGATCGATGGGGCTCGCAAGATATCGAGCCCACGGACGATCGCCCGGGGGCTCCCCGGCGGAGCGATCAAGGCATACTCCCGGCCGCTCGCGTCTTCCACGATCTCTCCGAGCCCGTCCACGCGAGTGGCGAGCAAGGGGACGCCGGAAGCCATCGCCTCCAAGGCAACGATCCCGAAAGGCTCATGCGTGGAAGGCATGATCACCGCGTCCGCTACGGAATACAGATCGTGGAGCGCTTGGCCGTGCTTGAATCCCACCCACCGCAAGCGCTCCGGGTGCTCCGTTTCGAGCTTCCGGATCCGTTGCGTGACGTGCCACCCTTCGCGCTCCGCTTCGGAATTGGCGTTCACTTCGCCAGCGATCACGATCTGCCAACCTAGATCGCCGCTTTCGATCGCCTCCAAGAGTGGAACGATCCCCTTCATGGTTGCGATCCTTCCGACGTAAAGCCCGATCAACCGATCGCGATCGAGCCCGTGCGCGGCTCGAGCACGCTCACCACTTCCGGCGTGCGGATGCCACTCCGCCGGATCGATCCCGTTGTGGATCATGTGGATCGGTCGCTTCGTCAAGAAGGTTTCCCGAACGATCCGGATGTAGGCTTCCGAGCAAAGGATCGTCTCGTCCGGATCTGCGATCAAGTTTCCCTCTTGTGTGCGGAGATAGAATTCGATCTCCGGCCAGTCCCCGATCGTGGCCATGCATCCGGGATCTTCGACCATGGCAAGTTTGGTGATACAAAGGTGCATGGTCCCCACGAGAGGGGCTCCAAGCGCGTCGCGCATCATCCGACCCAATTGCACGGATCCCCACTCGTGCTCGTGGACTAGATCCCATCGGTGACCGTCCGCGAGCAAACGCGCGAGCGTGCGGGCAAGTTGGAGATCAGCGAACAAGAAAGACGAGAGATCCGCCGTCTTCGGTTTGTAGCAAACAAGCTTGTCCGCTTGCCACTTCCGGAAACCGCGGAAGACTTCGCACCCTTCGCCGGGACCGTTCGTCACGAAGTCGATCTCCACGTCCGGACGCTTGGCCATCGTTTCGTAAAGCTTCCGGCAATGCATCCCCATGCCACCGAGGATCCACGCGGGATCTTCATGGCAGATCGCCAGAACACGGATCGGAGTTTCTTCGATCATGACAACAAGAGGATCTCCCCCCACACATTCAAGGTCCGATAGCCCGCGGCGAAGTTTGTCCACGTCGTGCGAAGGACTCGCGTGCTTGGGCCGGTGAGTGTGAGATAGGCGTCCGTGAGCGCAATGTCCGCCCCGGTGGAGTCGAAGATCTTTGCGCTCAAGTAGAGCGCCGCGGCCGCTTTCGCGTAGGTGTGAGCATAAGCCGTCGTGGTGATCAAACCATGCCCCCCAAGTCCCGCCGTTGCCGCTTCTAGGCTCGAGCGCGTGGCCACGCCCACCACGCCGCTTTTACCCGAAGCAAGCTCGATCGTCCGGTTCGATCGGAACGAGAAGATCGCCGCCACCGTGGAGAGTGGTACGGGGAGATCCCATTGTCCCGGCCCGAACGGGAGCGGCGCAACGGAGAGCGTAGTGTTTGAAACCTCGGAGTTGCTAGGCGCCACGTGGTGCTGATCCGCCGTGACGTTGGAGATCGCCGCGTGGATCGTCGGATGGCGGAGCAAGTCTTCCGGTCGCACTACTTCACCGCGATCGCACCATACACGGAGAGATTCCGCGCGAGCGTCCCATGAGTGTTCCGGAATTCCAAGACAAGCTCGTTTCCGTCGATCCAGGCATCATCAAACCGGATATTCGGTCCAAACGTTTCCGTATGTGAGAGATAGGAGTCCCCGTGGAGCCGGGAATAGGCGCCCACGTAACTCGTGGGGTATCCTCCCGCGCCGTATGCTCGGATCCCCACGGCCGCCGCTTCTCCCGCCACGTCGTGCGCCAAGAAGAAGACGCCTTCGTGGCCTAGAATATCCGTGTTCACCACGCCACGGAGCACGCCCCATGCCACGCGGTGGCCGGACGAGCCAAGCGAGATCCGAAGCTCATAGCTCGTGAGCGCGGCGATCGCTTGGGAGTTGACTTGCACCTTGACGGTTTCCGCCGCGTCGTGGTGATCGTCTTGTCCCACGTCCACGAGCAGATCGTGATCCGTCACCACGTCCGATCCCGCAAGTCTCACCATAGGAGCGCCGATCCTTTCACCCACAGAGTGGACGAACCTCCAAAGTGATTCCGGAAACGGAGGCGGAGCACGGCACCCACGATCCAAGCGTCTTGGAGGGAGACGTTTCCACCGGAGTCGAAGATCTTTTGAGAGAGTTGAGCGTCCCCTTGGCTCTTCGCGTAGGTGGCACAGTAAGAGCGCTTGAATCCGGGAGTCCGGACGGAATGTCCCATTGCCTCCGCGGAGCTTGTTGTGGCGTGGACGGAAGCACACTCCCGCCACTTCCCCGTCCCCGATCCTCCGCCGGACGTGGCCGGTCCCATGAGTTGCACCCGGGCGACTTTGAGCGCGGAGCTCGGGAGCGTGACGTCCAGATCCCACGTGGTCCCCGGGGGGAGGCTTTGCGTCACGTTGGAGAAAGACACGGAGCGCGGCGCGGCGTGGTGATCGTCCACCGTCACCGTGAGAGCATCGTGGCTCCGCCCGTCCGTGTCTTGTTGGGTTCTCATGTGGTCGGAACGCTCTCCCCCTCACTCGTCAAAAGCGTTGTCCCGATCGAGAGCGATCGGCGGAAGTCGCCGGAGTCCGTGGGGATCTCTTTCACTAGCGCGAATTCTTGGCGGTGCTCCGAAAAGACGATCCCCGTCACGACGGGATCGGCGAAAGCCCCGCCGCGATCTGATCCCGTAACGTAAAACTTCCGCCACGTCGCACCCAGATCAGTGGAATAGAAGATCAAGGGATCGGTGGCACTCGCCGCGACCCACAGACTCCCCGCCGTGGCGAGGCAACGGCTTTGAAACTTCAGAGTAAGGCTATCCACGATCTTGGACCATGCGATCCCGTCCGGAGAGGTCCACACGGAAGACTCCGTGAGAAGCATCCAAACACCAAGCTCCGCGTTGTAAGCCACGGACTTGGGCTCGTCCGAGGCTCCCGTGCCCACAATGCCCGGGGCTCGGAGCGTCCAAGAGACTCCCCCGTCCGTGCTCGTCCAAAGATCGGGCGTTTGGTTATCGCCAAACGCTACGATCGTCCCCGCGTCGTCCACGGCCATACACTCCACGATCACGGAGTTGACGGGCGAGCCGATCCCGGTTCCCGCGGCCCACGTCATGGCCGAAGCGGGAGACGTCCAGAGAAGCGGAGCCCCCGCGCCGTCGTCTCCACCGGCAGCAAAGCGTCCGTTGCCACCGTCCCAAAGCCCCGTGTTCACCACGGAGCCCACCCCCGTCACGCTCCGCACAGTCACCACGGCTCCGATCGTATCCACGATGTTTCCCGAAGCGTTGCCCCCGGCAATGTAGAAAGCGCCCACCGTGGCGGGAGCATCGGCGGGAGGCTTCGAAGCGCACCACGTGAGGTTCGTGGCCATGCCCGCCACGCTTTGTTCGAACCACCACGAGCCGTCGTGGGACTGATTCAATTGTGCATTGCCCGCGACTTGCTCCCCTACCACGATATAGCGCTCCGTCCCACGGTCGAAGCAAAGCGCCGCGGCGCTCTGGCGAACCGATCCCGTTGTCTCGGACTTGACTGGCAAAGACCAGTTTTGGATCTGCATATCCGAAAAGAATTGGATCCACTGGCCGATCTCGTTGTGGAGCTTGTTGACGTGCTGAGCGGGTGGGTTTTCTTCTGGCAAGAAACCATCATCCCGTTTGCCCGCGCCGGGCTCCACTTTCGTGGGCGTACCGTCCCACGGCTCGCCCGGATCGTTCAAGTTGAGATCGTTGGCCCACGAAGGGATCAAGCCTTGCGGGCGTGTGGTTCGCTTGTTTGCCATCTTCTAGTCCTCCACGCTCGCGAAGTATCCCACGTCCGAGGTCCCGGCTCCCGTGTCTCCAAAGCCCTTCCCCGTCGTGGGGCTTCCGCCGTTGTCCGAAAACGTGAGCTTGTCCGCTTCCGTGATCGTCTTGGTGTAGTTCAAGAGCAAACGCACGCCTCCCGCGTCCGCGCTTTCGAGAAGCGCGTGGACCAAAGCCGGCGTGAGCGTGAGCGGATCGGTGATCGTGATCCGGATCTGCGCGGGAGGCTCGTCCCGGACTTCGAAGTTTTCCCCGCCCGTGAGGATCAACGTTGCGACGTTGATCAAGTCCTCCGCCGTGGAGTCCGAGAGATTGATCGCGATCCTCGCTCGGATCGCAGTCTTGTATTCCGCGTCATCCGCCGTCGTGCGGGGCTGGCCTACGATCGCCCCGATCGTTTCGAGTTGAACGCCTACGGCCGCGTCCAAGACGCGCTCCAAGATCACTTCGAAGGTCGCATCTTCGATCGCTTGGATCTGCGCCGCGTAGGATCGCGCGAGTGCTTTGAGATCGTCCGCGTTTTTGAATTGATCCAAGAAGCGCGACACGGAGAGCGCTTCGTGCTCGGAGTATTGATCGATCAGCGTCATGGATCACCGGGTGGAGAAGTAGTAAACCACGAGCCCAACGATCGCGCTCGTGATCAACGTCGAAGCGATCGACAAGAGCCACCACTTCCACCGATCCACTTCCGCTTTGCGCTCACGGAGCGCCGTCTCCAAGCGGACGATCTCGTGGGCTCCGGTGGCTTCCGCGCCCTTCTCGAGCTTGGCGATCCGCTTCTCGAGCGCTTCCGAGCGCTCTTGTGATCGGACCTCCGTCCGCGTGATCGCCGTGGTGATCGATCCTAGCTCCCTCAAGAGCTTAGCTTGCTCGTCCGGATGCATACTCTCGGGAACCTCGATACGCTGAGACTCGGGTGGAATAGACGCGACGGGAAGAAGAGCGACCACGTTGGACATAGTATCACCTTTCGATCCAAGCCCGGATCTCCACGGCGCGGAGATCGTGCCATCCACAAGCGATCGTGTCGTGCTCGTTTCCACCGATCCCGAGATATCGCGATCCCTCCACGCCCACCACGGCGCGGACGTGCCCGCGGCCGCCTCGGAGGGGATCCTCCCCCGCCCGGCCGCAGATCGCCAGTGAGCCCGGCGTGGGTGTCCAGTCCGCCGGGCGGAGCGTCCCCGCCGCTCGCGCGTCTTCCACAAGCTCCCGGACGCTCACCCGGAGCCCGTGAGGGGGGATCTCCCCGGGCAGCAAGACGGCGCGGAGCGTCTCGGAGGCGAGCGCCGCGCACCACGGCGATCCCGCGTCGTCCGTGGGGAGAGCGAGGGGAGTCCCCCCGTTCCACACGGGCTTCCCCTCCCCGTTGTTTCCCAAGTAAGCCCCTCCTCTCCGGCAGTGTTTCGAGTAGCTCAAGATCCGGGGATCGTGCTCCGGTCCGGGGATCTCCCGGACGTCCGAGCCGAATTGATACCCGAGCCAGATCAGGCAACGCTCACCCACCGGATAGTCCCGGGGCTCGATCCCGAAGTCCCACGGGTTTCCCCCACAAGTGCAGTCTTCGTCAAGGTCGCACGTGGGGGCGTGGATCTCGGAGCTTGGCAGGGTGTCCGGTATTCGCTCTGAGAGCCCCGCAGACGAGCCGGGGCAATCCGGGTGGATAACGTAAGGCACGACACCCGAAAGGCTGAGAGCGTCCGCGTGGTGAGGATCCACGATGTGATCGCGGAGATCCACAGTCCTTCCGTGGTGGCGAGCGGCGGCGAGCACGTACCAAGCGGCCATGCTGTAATCCCAAAAAGCGCGGTAAAGGTGTGCATATTCGGGCTTTTGAACGACCCACCCGGTCCCGGAGACGTTGGGCGAGCCCCACGAGATGGGCTCCCGGACGCTCCACCCATACTCCAAAGCATAGCGGGGGCGGATCGTGGGCGATCCATCCGGCGCGGTCCGGTAGCGCCGAAGCCCATACGTCTTGCCCCATCCGGAGAGACGCACGGTGGGGGGATACCCGAGCCGCTGGCACTCCGCCTCCACGGCGTCCGCGTGGGCTTTCGCCGCCTTCTTCGTCATGCTCTCCGATCGACGGATCCCGGGGAGCGTGGGGAGCGTGTGAGGTCCCACCCATCGGGCGTCCGGGTGGGTGGCGGCCGCGTCGTAAAGCCACGGCGTGGGGCTCATGACGTCCCCAAGCTCAAGCGCGATCAAGTCCACAAGCTCCGCGCTCACGCCGTAGAGCGCCACGTAATCGTCGAAGGTCCCGATCGCGAGCGGCCGCGTCATGGCTTGGATCTCATAGTCACCGAAGATGATGGGCTTCCACTCGAGCACGGCGTGGCCATTCCGGATCGCGCGGAGCACGGCGTCCGCGTAACCGTCCCCGAGAGCTTCGGGGACTTCCTCCGCCCACCACGTGGAGCCCTTCATGGGTGCGCCTTCCGTTGGAGTCCGGCGAGTTTCCAAAACGTGGCCACCCGAGCCTTGATCAACTTGGAGCGCTTCGGGTAACGGACGCCACCGTATGCCCCGAAGACGCAACGGGGGAGCGCTTTCTCCGGTCCACCGCAACGCTTCCGGACGCGATCGAGCAAGAGCAAAGACACACGAGCGCAACGGCGCGTGGCGGCGAGATCGGTCCCCACGAGATCCTCCGCCTTGAAACGATCCGGCCGTGGCGTGAGTTGCCCGGGCGCCAAGAGGATCTGCCCCAAGCACGACGATCGGCACGTCCCGGGGATCCGCTCGCCCTTACCCGGGGCTCCGCCCGTCCACTGGCAATCCCCCTTGATCTTTCCGGAGTGTACTTCCTCCCGAAAGTGGCTCTCGTGGAAGAAGACGGAGACGACATAGCGCCGGAGCTCGGAGTCTCCCGTCTCCAAAGCCACGGCTTGCGCGATCGTCTTGAGCCTCGGAAGCTCCGCGGGAACCTTCGAAGGCTCCGGAAGCAAAGCGAGGATCAACGCGAGGATCTCGATCATCCGTCTCGCTCCACCGCTTCCCGGGCTCGCCGGTTGATCTCGCTCTCGCGATCTTCGCCCACGATCGGATCGAGCTTGTTCCCGGGCTTGGCGGACTCACCGATCCAGCCCTTGATCACGCCTCCGAGGAAAGCTCCAAAGATAGACAGCCACGTCATGGGATCGCCTCGCTTAGCGCTTGCTGCGCCGTGAGAGCCGCGGAGATGAGCCCCGCAAGCTTGGACAAGTCCGGTTCGTGTCCGGCAAGCTCCGCCGCCTCCGCGGCCGTGAGAGCCACCCGGGCGGATGCCAGCGCGGCGCGGAAGACTCGAAAGGCTCGATAGGCTGGCGCCCATCTCGCCGCCACGTGATCTAGCGCTTCGATCTTCTGTGCTTTGGTGAGCGTGGGGCTTTCGATGATCGCTTGGGTGTCCGCTTCGTGGAGCCCTTCGATCTCCGCCTTCGTCTCCACGGCCGTGGCGTTTGCGACGTTCCACGCGCTCCGAAAGGGAGCGGTCCCGGACGAGCACCCGAGCAAGAGAAGCACGATCCCCACGAGCACGAAGATCCAACCCTTGTCCACGATCACGCTCCCCCGTTGGGCTTCGTCTTGCTCGGCCGATAGGTATTGACCCCGTTAGCGGCGAGAATGATCCCCACGGCGGAAGACACGACCGTAACCCACGGAGCACCTTCCGCGATCAACCACACGGCCGGCGGAAGCATGAGAAACCATGCGGCCGCTTGCTTGCGCCGCGGCGTGGTGAGGATCTTGTCTCGCACCCACGGAACGGACTTGATCGCCCACATGATCACGAAGAGCAGTGCAACAATGATGAGCCGCGCTTCGCCGCTCTGGATCCACACGATGATCTGATCTGTGCTTGGCATGGTCTTACCTCACGGAAGGGGGAGGATCTGCTCATTGATCACGATCCGCGCCGTATCGAGCCGGGCGATCTCTCGTTCGCTGATCGAGAGATTCGCGGTCCCCACGGGGAGGATCGCAAAGCCTAGTTGCGGCGGAGAGTACATATCGAAGATCCCCGCGAAGCCCATCGCCACGTCGATCAGTCGGTTGGCGATCACGTCACGACCTTGCTGAAGATCGGAAGTATTGAGAGCCACGAGCGCGGCTTTCAAGGCGGCCGCCCCGGCGTAGCCGGTGGCGATATTCACGGAAACAAACATCTCGATCCACACTTGCTTCTCCGTGGGTCGGGTGAAACCGATCGTGTGGAAGCCCCCTTGGGAGTCCGTGGCCACGCCGGACTCCAAGCCGAAAGCCAAGATCCCCGCGGGCTTGGTGTCGAAGATGGCTTGAGCGATCTGGTTATTCGTGAGCGCCGGGGGGCTCCCGTCATAGATGACACACTCGATCGACTTGCCCGGGAGCCCCGTCGCGTCCACCACGTCCGTCACGTTTTCGAAGACGCTCGCTTGCTCTATTGACTGCACGCCGTCAACTTCGAAAGCGAGCAAGTCCGCGCGGATCGCGTCCACCGTAGCGGAGCCAGTCGCCCGAAGCTCTTGCTCTCGCCGGAGACGGAGGATCGGATCGTCGTCCGCCTCGCGTCCCGTGTAGGCGTCCGCCGCGTTTGTTACCGAATTCCAACCCACGACGGGCGTAGCAATCACGGTGATCGTTCCGGCGTTTGCTGGCACGGCTCCCGCGTCTTCCGCTTCGAAGTCCACGGACTGCGCCCCCGCAACTCCGGCCGTGTAATCATCCGCCGGAGTCCACCTATTGTCCGGAGCGCCCACGACGTGGGCGAAGTGTGTCCCGGCCACGAGCGCGGTCCCGAGATCAAGATCGCACGTGAGCGTGACGGTGGACTTGGTGGCCGGTCGCTTCACGGTCCCGGTGAGCGCGGAGAGCTTCTCCAACAAGAATCCCTCCGCCGCGTCCGGGTTGAACCCGTTATAAGCCACTTCCACGACTTCCCACGCCTCGCGGAGTTGCGAGGCAAAGATCCCGTTGATCTGTCCGAGGGGCGAATCCGCGGCCGTGTTCAACGTGGCGTCTATGTCGGCTTTCTGGCGAGCGGAAAGCTCATCCAAGATCTCTTGAACCGTCTTGATCTGGAGTCCGGCGGCCGTGACGTAATCGCCCATGGTTGAACCTCAAGTCTCAGAGATGGGATCGCGTGGCACTTGGATGATAAATTCGTCCGGTTGAGCGCGGAACACCACGCCACCCGTGAGCACGATCTCCAAGGGGTGGATCGTGAATGTCCGGATCGCCCTGTCGTGCGTCGTGGCCATCCGCTTGATCGCAAGCACGCCAGGCGTCCCCAAGATCGCCCGGCGGAAGACGCTTTGGATCAATCCGAGATCCGGATTCTTGACGAGCACAACTTGGAAGTAGGGGATCCCTTGGCGCTTGTCGAGGAACCACTCCGCCAAGAAGAATTGGAGACGGACGCGGAGCCGTTGGGCGATCGCCGGGACGCCTCGGAGGATCACGATCGGGATTGCCACGTCCCACGTGGCTTCGTCCAAGGCAAGCTCCGCGAAAGGGAGTGTTCCGTCGAGGTCCCCGTCCGCCGTGGTAACGACCACGGAAGGCGAAGCGATCGGGTAACTGTAGGAGGGGAGGCTCATGCTTCGTTTCCAAACGTGTCGATCGCGATCACTTCGAAGACGGCGGACGTGATCCACCCACCGTTCCGCCGGACAGAATAGCGCCAGCCCCCGGCGATCGCCACTCGGGTGGAGTAATTGGAAAACTCCCCGCGGAAGCTATCCCCATCGTGGACCACGAGCGTTTGATCGTTGTGCGTCACGAAGATCGCCACGCGCCTCAAAGCCACGTCGTCCGTAACGTCGAAGCTCACCGGGGAGTTACGCTCGAGTGGAGTCCCCACGACAGGATCGAAGTTTCCGATCGTGGGTGCCGTCGTGTCCCCGGTCCCTCCGTGGGCGCTCCGCGCCGTGGGCACCAAGTCCGCCGCGTCGATCCGTCTCTGTGGGTGATCTGCCATGGCGCTATGACGAAAGCGGCGTGGTGGCTCCGTCCCACTCCACGTTAACGTCTCCGAGGGAGATCCGGGCCAAGCCGTCGAAGGTTTCGCCGGGGGCTCGGGTTACTCCGTTCCACTCCACGAAAGAAGTGATCCCTTTGAAAAAACCGCTCCCGAGAGCGGCTCGACGTCCGAAGGCGATCGGAGCGCTGAGATCCGCTCCGTCCGTGTCGTCTTCCGTGCTATTCGGGAATTGTTGCCCGAATTGAGAATTGAACGAGAGCGCCGAAAGCTGGGCATAGGTGCTCGTCCCCGGTTGATACGCCGTGCTCCGAGCCACGGTGACCGCTCCCGTTTCCGCGCTCATAGCGGAAGCGGAAACCCACCCGGTCCCGCCCCCGTCGAAGAAGAAAACCCACGGCTCCGTCTCCGCGGGATCCTCCGCTGCGGTGATCGGGATCAACCCATATCCGCCTTGGTGATTCGAAAAAACTCCGGACAAGTGAAGCCACGTCCAGAACCCATAAGGAGCCGCGTCGTCCGCTCCCATGTGGAGCACGTTTGCTCCGCTGGACGAGACGTTAGCTAGCCCGTGGATCTGTTGCTGATCCACCGCGGTGGGCGGATTGCCCGCGTCTCCCCCCGTGAATGAGGCGGACGGAGAGACGCTCAAGATCCATTGGGCGTCCACCGCGTTACCTCGTTCCCACAGGAATTCCCGCGCCCCATCGGGCTGGCGCAGCACAAACCAAGACTCCGAGACGCCGGAAACATACTGCGAAAGATCCCCAAACGCGGCGATATTGTCCCCCGCCCCTCCGATCGTGCCGTTGCTAGATCGGGGCACGGTCCACCCGGGACCTCCCGGGCTCGCCGTGCGCATGAAGTCCAAGAAAGCGAAGAGATAGATCAACGCGCCGTCCGTGGACGGGATCGACGTGTTAGGAATGAAACGCATTGTCATGAGATCAACTCTCCGCTTTGAGCTTGGTGGACGCCACGTCCGCCGGGGGCGTGTATGGTGGCGCGGCCGGAGGTCCAGACGTCCCACTTCCCGCGGTCACGCCTCCGTGAGTGTGCGAGCTGAGAGCCGAAGCGATACTCCCGAGCTCCGCGAGAACCTTCGCGTTCATTGCCACGAAGTCCACGGCCGCCGGTCCCACTTTGACTTCCGCCCCTTCGATCACCAGCGCCGCGGGATCGGTGGGGATCGATCCCGTCTTGGGCGCGATACCAGGGATCGCGATCGGATTCCCGAGCCCGTGCTTCCCGAGATCCACGGGGTTGGAGACTGCGCCCGTCTCTCTCCACTGGCCTATCGCCCACGAGTTGAACACCAAGAGCACGAAGTCCCCCACCGCAATCGGCCACGTGATCGAGTAGGTGTCCGCGGAGCCCCGGGGGAAGAGCACCGGGACGTTGGGGATCTTCGGGAGATCTTCATGTTGGATCGCTCCGGCCGTGTCCGGGATCGCACGGCGGATCATGGGGAGAACCTCCGCCGTTTGCGTGCTCGGATCGTAGGACTCGATCCGCCCGGGAAGCGCGACGTGCAGATCAGAGAGCCGCGAAGCGATCGCGTTTCGGATGATCTCCGCTAGCGTGGGCTCGCCACTCATAGCTTTTCCGCCTCCAGATCCACGTACCAGTCTTCCCCCGCCGTGTCCCCAGTGTAAGCCGCTTTGATCACGCGAAACGATCCGGTAAGCCACTCGCTTTCGACTTCCACGATCCGCCCCGGGAAAAGATCGGGGATCAGCAAAGCTTGAGCGGAGAGGATCCCTTCGTTGTCCACGCTAGGCGAGCCCACGAGCCCCGTTTCCGGCGTGAGGGATACCGCGGTCCCCGTGAGCGCTTGGCGAAGTGGCAACAGTTGCAAAGCGCCGTTTTGGATGCTCCACTCGAAACCCACGCTCCCGGCAAGCTCCGTGATCACTTGCGAGACTTGTCCGGACAAGACTCCGCCTTGTGGGAAGAGCGCCGGGAAGCTCGAGAGCTTGAGCGTTACGTAAGGGAGCGAGAGGTTCCCCTCCCCCACGCCAAGAGCTTTCGAGACTTGCTTGAACACGTCCACGTTACTCGTCCCCTTGGCGATCGAGACGTTGATCCGCGCTTGCTGATACTCTTTCTCCCCGTCTCCGCTCTGGATCGACGTCACGAGATCCGGACCGTCTCGCGTGGTGTAAACGGTTCGCATGGTCCCGAGATAGAGCATTGCTGTTTGCCCTTCATACCCGGCGTCAATCTGCACGGGGACGCCACCGGACAAGCTCTTGATCTCTTCTAACTGGAGTCGATTGCTCGGGTTGAGATTCCAGATCTGTAGCTCCGCCGTATTCGGCTCGGGCTTGAGTGATCGCTCTACGTGGAAAGCCACGTCCAAGTGACTCCCCGGCTCCGCTGGATCCACGACGATCTCGATCGTGGAGATCGCCACTCGCGCCGCTCTTCGAAAGAGACGTGTCATCCGATCCCCGCGAGCGCCTCCACGTCTTCGTCCGAGGCGTAATAGAAGAGCCGGACTCGCGTCCCGAAGTCCGTGTAACCGGGCGGCTCTCCGCCTTCTTCCAAGTCGATCGCGATCAGCTCACCGGGAGGAAGACGATCGTCCCACTTGGACCGGGTGAGAAAGCCCCAATTGGCGATCATCTTGATCCCCGTCAAGAGTGGCGATTCTTCCGCGTCATAGATCCCCATGTAGAAGCGCCCCTCTCGCCCCACCCAATCGAAGCGAAAAAGGAAGTCCCGCCCCTCCAAGCGGACGCGCTCTTCATAAAGAGCTTGCCCCGGAAACACTGGCACGATCACTGGCATGGTCAGATCAACCCTTGCGACGAGAGAAGGTTATACGCGATCGACGCCGGTTTCTTTTCGTCTTCCCCCGATCCGGGAGGCTTCGCCCCTTGCGTGCCTAGCTTCGCTAGCTTCCCGCCGCGCGGCTCTTCGGGGACCGGCGGGGACGCCACTTGTCCGGACTCCACCACGCGGAGTTGACGGAGATCCATCGCAAACGCCACGCCGGAGTCCCCCGCACGCCGGGGAGCGCTCACGCGCTCTAGGATCATATCTTCGTACCATCGGAGCGTCGTTAGCACTTGGAGCAAGACGGCGTTTTTTTGTAGCTCCAAGAGGATCTCGTGGGTTTCGCGTGGGGCGTCGAAGACTTCCGGGAAGACCAAGACTTGCGCCGTGCGCTCCGGCGCTCCGAAGATCGCGCCTTCCACGGCGGACACGGCGTTTCGATAGAGTGATCCAGGCGTCCCTTCCAAGGGGACTTCCCACTCCGGGATCTCCAACTTGAACGATCGAAGCTCTCCGCGTTGCGTGAAAGGGTTGGGGGCGATTGGCTGATTCGACACGTATCCCACGAGAGTGATCCGATCAGGCAAGGGGCGGACGTGATCGGTAACGTCCACTCCCACTTCCACGGGATGCTCCGTGATCTCGCTTGCCGTCTCGTGGTTCTCATCTTCGATCACGTCGAAGGTGACCACGCGCTCCGAGCCGTCGTCTGGAATGATGTAGGCTGCCATGGCCTAGGTTGCCTCCACCGTTTGCGTGAGAGCCGCGAGCGTCGCGCGACGATTGTCCGTGAGCTCCGAGCGGATCCCTTGCCGGAGTTTTTGGATCTGCGGATCGCTGGCACTCCCGCCGGAGACGGAGAGATCGATCTTGCTTTGAAAGACGATCCCGCCGCGAGGGATCGCCGCGCCCCCCGTGCGTGGTGCGGTCACCGCGGAAGGGATCGCCGCGCGTGCAGTTTGCGCGAAACGCTCCGCGGATCGCATCGCCTCCGCAGGATCAAACATACCGGCGATCAAGGGCTTGCCGATCTCTTCCCTCGCCAAGCCGGACGGGCTCTTGATCCGGAGTAACTTTTTCCCCGCGTTCACCGCGTCTTTCGCTACGTTTTTGACCGCTTCCGCCACCGCGGCCGCGCCGTTTTTGATCCCCTCCACGAGCCCATCGATCAGCGCTTCGGCAAGCTCCACGGCCGCTGCAAACCAGTCCGGTCCGAAGCCTAGGATCTCTCCGATGATCCCAACGATCGCGCTAACGATCGCGGCTCCCGCTTGGGAGAAACCTTCCGGGACGTCTTCCACGAAGAAGCGGACGATCATCGCCCCCACTTGAGAGAAGAATTCCGCGATCGGTCCCGTGCTCTCTCCGGAGAAGAAGGTAACGATCGACTTCCCGAGAGAGTCGAGAGCGTTTGCGGCAAGGTGAACGGCTTTCTCCCAATCACCTTTCTTGATCGCGTCCGTGATATCCGTGATCGCCTTGACTACACGCCGCGCGGATCCCGGCCCGAAGAGCTTGTCCAAGAAGTGACCGATCACGCTATCGCCACCCTTGAAAAGCGAGATCAGATCGTCCACGAGCAAGATCAGGATCGCGATCTTGAGCGCGGGCATGAGAGCCGCGCGCCCAAGCTTGAGAAGCGCCATTCCAAACTTCCCGATCGCGAGCTTCGCGAGCACGCCACCGAGCACCACGAGCGCGGCTTGGAGAGTGTTCGTCCCTTCGAAGGTGCGAGAGAACCACGCCACGAGCTTGGAAAGCCCAAGCGTTAGCTGATTCAAGATCGGCAAGAGCGCCACGGCGATCCGGCTCTTGAGGCTCGTGGTAGCAATGTCGAATTCCGCAAAGCGATCTTGCGCCGCTTCGGCAAGGGGGATCAGATCCTTTGAGAGTCCGCCCCCGAAGCGCTCGAGAGCCGCTAGCGCTTCGTCTAGCCCTTGCTCCCCCTTGGCGAAGAGAGGAAGAAGCTCCGCGCCGCTCCGCCCCATGAGTTGTTGAGCCAGTGCCACGCGCTCCGTGGAATTCTCCAAGCCTCCGAGGGAGAGCCCCACTTCTCGCATGAGCTGATCGCCGGTCTTGAGGTTTCCGTTTGCGTCTTTGATATCGACGCCCAACATTCGGAAACCGTCCGCGGCTTGCTTCGATCCCTGATCAGCAAGAAGCGTGTTCTTTTGGAGAACACGCATAGACTGGTTAAACTTGGTCGTTTCGACGCCAGCGAAACCGGCCGCGGCTTGCCACGCTTGGAGTTGTGTGGACGAGATCCCGAGTTGCGTTGCCGTCTTCCCAAGAGAGTCTCCGGCGTCCACGATATCCGTGACGAAGTTTTTGATCCCCCGGGCAACCACGCCAGCGCCTAGCACCACGCCAAACGATCGGAGCCCACCAACGATCCCGGCGATCCCCTTGTCCGCGGCTTTCATACCGCGCTGATCGAATTCGAAACCGAAACGGGCTAGGATCTCTCGGAGCGCTGGCATCGTTACCTCTCGGGGGACGTTGCACGCCTATCGAGATCGTCGAGAATGGCTAGCACGTCCAGAGCATCATACAGATCGCAAAGACTCCACTTCGTTTCGATATCGATCAGGGTATCGCAGAACCGGGGCGAGCTTGCGACGCGCCAGATCGCCCAGTCGTTTCGTAAGTGTTCGGGGATGGGGACGGAGACGATCCCCTTTCGGCCGGTTTCGAAACCCGGAGAGCGGCGGCGAGATCCTTCGCTTCGCTCCCGAGCCCGGAGAAAAAACTCGAATAGTTGACCTCCACCGCGAAGCGGAGCCATTCCACGAGCTCCACGTAAGCTCCGGCGAAGTGCAGATCGAAAACGCCTTCCGCGCCCAACGGGATCGACTTGTCTTGATACTCTCCGCCGGAGACTTCCGTGTGCTCCGCGAAAGCGTCCACGAAGAAGTCGTATTCCGTCTCTGAGAGCGCCTCCGCGAGTCCGGTGATCAACCGGCCGATCGTCTCCGTGTCGAGACTCTCCGCCGCGCTCACCGCGTCCCCGATAGGTTTCCCCAAGAGCTTCCCGAGGCGGACGAGCACCCGTCCGCCTTGCTTCGCCCCGAATTGCCGAACCGCGTAGGTGTAACCACGCGATCCGAGCTTCTTTTTCTCCGTCTTGATCATGTTGTTGCCCTATCTCAGTGAAAGCACGCCCGTGCTAGTTGCTTCCGTCGAAGCGCTCGAGGCTCGCACAACGGAGCGTCCACTCGCGAGCCGTGGGCTCCCGATCGAAGCTCACGTTTGGAGGCTTGGAGATCCAAGACTCCGCCGCGGCGAAGAGCGCGGTCCCCTGGCGATCCCTCGCGAGGAAAGGACCCACTCCCGCGCCGTTGCCCGCGAGACGATCGATATTGCTGAGAGCCGAAAGAAGCGCGTTGCCCGTGCTTGACTGCATGAGCAAGATCGTGATCGTCGCGCGGCGATCGTTCGTCTTGCTTCGGGTGACCTCTCCGTCCGTCCCCACTTTGTCCACGAAGTCGTCCGCCTCTTGTTCGATCCGGAGAAACTCCCCGTCATCGAAACCCGAGTCGATCGGGATGCCCGCGATCGATACGGAAACCTCGTTTGCATCGTATACCTTGAAACCCATGGTTCGCTTTCGCCTCCGTGTCGATCGGTCAAACCGAGAGCACGCCCGTGATCACGAGCTTGTGGATCGCCCCGGCTAGAGTGGCTTGGAAGGTGACGTCCGGGAGGATCCGGTTTGCTTTGTCCGCCGTGTCGATATCCGCCACCTTTGGAGCGGTCACCGTGGGGGCGGGATCCGCGGCAAGCGCCCCCGCCGTGATCCCCTGATTCAATTGTGCGAGGATCTCCGCACGCATGAGATCCACGCCGCCGTCCGTGAAAGGGATCTTGGCATTGTTCACGAGCACGCCGAAGATCCGTTCCTTGATCCGAGCGTCGAGCCAATCGATCGTCCGGGTGATATCGATGTACTCCCCGGACGCGGTGATCCCGTAGCTCGTGACGTTCACGCCAGCGATCCGCGTGTAGTGATTCCCACCCTTGGACTCGATCACGGAGGCTTGCCCGCCCGTGAGATTCCCGTCCACCGTGACTCCCGCGAGCGTCTTGTAAGCCCACGTGCTCGAGCCGGGATCGGAAGGGAGACGATTGCCCGCCCACGCCGCGCCGCTCCACGACAAGAGCGAGGCTTGGGAGTAGAGGATCGCGGTCCGTGCATAGGCGGCCGCTTGGAGATTGCTCATCACGTCATCCGTGACGCCAATGTCCACCACTTCGGAGTCCGTGGTGTTACAGAGGAAGATCTTTTTTCGCGCCTCGATCCACGCCGCGGCCGCCTCGATCTCCGCCTTGGAATTGGAGTCCAAAACGAGCGCGTACCACCCATCCGGATCGGCACCTTCGATCGCGGCGAGGTCCGTTGCGATCCCGGGATCCACCGTCACGTCTTCGATCGTGAAGTTGTCCGGTTCGTCGAAGCCTTCGAAGTCCACGAGCGCTCCGGCCGTGTCCGTGGTCACCGTCACGTGCGTTGTGTCGTCCGTCGCGGTGACGGACGCGATCGCGTCGATCAAGGCTTGGAGCGCCGTAACCACGGACGCCACGGAGGCGGCCGCGGGGACCGTGTATTGAATCGCCGTGCCGTCCACGTCGAATTCGTACACATAATCTTCCGTGACGTTGATCGGAGTGATCCGAATGATCTGGGTGAAAGCGAGCGTGCGCTTGCCCACCGCGACTTTGTTGGGCTTCGGATTCTGGGAGAGGATCTTGGTGGCGATCAGCACGGCGGGATCGGTCGTGGCGAAGCCCGCGTCCGTCATCTCCGTTAGCGTGGAGAAGTACCGCACGACGGACGCGAAAGCCGTGTGGACTCTGGCGATCAGCGGAGTGCCGAAACCCAAGCGGCTCGGAGTCGTGGTCTGTGCAGTGATCGTGACGTTGACAATATCGGAGAGACTCATGGGTTAGGGCTCCTAGTTGAATGTCCCTTGCGGATCTTCCACGGTTTCAAAGACGGGGATCGGGGTTGTGTCTTCCTCGCTCACGCCAGCCGACAAGATCAATTCGAAGACGGCAACGGAAGTGACTCGATCGTCTTGGAAGACGTTGGGAACGTCAAGCGTCTGTCCCTTGGAGATGATCGCTAGGTTCAAAGCGAGCAAGCGAGAGAGCGAGCTCCGCCACCCGAGGCGCGTCCGGATGGCTCCGGCCGCGTTGAAAGCGAAGCGATCATCATCGTGCCGGAAGCTCTCCACCCGGACGTCCAGAAAGACGCGACGGTGGCCGTTAGCGGACTCGCGGCAAGGGTACTCCGGAATCACGGCTCCCGTGTCCCGGTAGCGTCGATCGTCGATCCCGATCCCTTGCTCCGTCCGGGCGTGTAGCAAGACGATCGCTTGCTTCTTCGGATCGATCATGGGGCGCCGCTTGTCTTGCCACACCACTTGGAGATCCCCGGAGAGATCTCCCATGAGGTCCCGAAGCTCCGGACGGATTGTCTCCCAATCGATCACGCTTCCACCTTGTGAGTGATCGATCCCACGAGTTGTCCCGTCGCGATCAGCGTCGTGGGATTGTCTTGTGGATCCTTCTTGATCGTCTTGGGCGAGACGCTATCGGACTGAATGAAGCCTTGACATTCCGCCACGAGTAGCACGCCCATCTTTTCGAGAGCCGCGTCCACGGTGTTTTGGCCACGGACCACGGACTCCGCCATGCGTCTTTCGAGGTCCCGGTGTTTGTCCCGATCCTGATCGGCCCACGCTCGCAAGAAGCTCCGCTCCACGCCGTTGAGTCCGAATTCGTGGATCGAAGCCACGTCCGCCACGGTGAGATCGCTTTCTTCGTGTCCGGCTCCGCCTTCTTCCGCGTGGATCCCCACGGTGACGGAGCGTCTCCGCGCGGCGCTCTTGAGCCGTCGCATGAGAGCGCGATAACCACGATCGCGATCGATCACTCTGGCACGGCTTGCCATCACGCCACCCGGAAACCCGGCGTCACGCTTCGCATGAGCCGGGCGTGTTCCTTCCCGTAAGTGGTGGAGCCATCTTTCGAGACGAGCCGCGCTTGCTGCCCCCACGGCGTGATCGCCAAAAGGTGCGCGGCAAGCCATCGGATCCCGTCTTCCGTCTTGTCCCCCCATACGGAAGCGTCCACGCCGCGCGTAGCTTCGGCAATTGCCGAAGCAACCATGCTGCTATCCGCGGGCTCGAATTCGGGGAACCGAGCCAAGAAGTCGTGGAAGTCAACCACCATCGGAGTCCAATTCAGCCAATCGCTTGTCGATCGCTTCGTTGATCGTCTTCCGCTTGTCCGCGTCCGCCCAGTCCACGAGCTTGCCTATGTCCGTCTCCGCCTCGATCAACGGGAGCGCGTCTTCGACACGGAGCCCCGTTACGGAAGCTCGAGACGCCGGAGTCTTGGGGAGACGCTTCGTGATCTTCGCCGCCTCGCGTCTTGAAAGCTCCGCCTCCAAGATCGGATGCCATTGGACGGGGACTTCCGGATCCTTGATCGCCTTCCGGAGATCGTCGAGAGAGAAGCTCGCCAATTCCTCCGCGGACGGAGGCTTGTCCGGATCGGGCATTGATCCGTCGAGGTCCACGGAGATCATGGGTGAGCGTCCGGACCGCCAAGACTTCATGACGGCGGAGTCTTTCACTTGCGCCCAGTATTCCGGATCGAGCGGATTCCGCCCGGGGAGCCAACGCGGGACCGGATGCCCCTTGACGGTGAGCCCCACCAAGAGCCGCGCGGAGTGGTTGATCAATACTGCCATCGGATCCTCCCGTGTTCACCACGAAAGCCCCGGGCTCCGAGAAGCTCCGGGGCTCGCGTGGTTCGCCCCCGATGGCTCGCCGCGCGTGGGTGCTAGCCGATCACGAGCACGGTAACGGTGGACGTATCCGCCCCGTTGGCCGAATCGATCACCGCGGAACCGGGGGCTCCGGGCGTGATCGTCCCCACGGAGAGATCGCCTTCCGTCCCCGCCCCCGTGTTCCGAATGGGGATCACTTGGGAGCTTGCCGTGTAGGTGAGCGTGGACTCCGTGGCCGTGCCCGCCACGAGCGTGACCTCCGCGGACTGGACGTTGGGCACGGCCGCGTCCAAGTGGGTGGCGAGCAAGGCAAGAAGCAAGACGAAAGTCTTGGGGGACTGAGCCGGTCCGAGAGAAACGACTTTCTGTTCTCGGACCACGAAGCCCGCGGTTTCGAGAACCTCGATCTCCGCGTTGATCGCAGTCTCCGCTTGCGCCTCCGTGAGCTGATCGATATTCACGATCGCCATTCTGGAATCTGTGGTGGCCATGATGCTTTCCCTTTCTGCGCGCTTGTGGCGCTACTCGCCCGTCCCGTCCATGTAGGCCATGGCCAGCGGATAGCGCACGGAGACGCCACCGATCCGTGAGTGGGTCGGGATGACGAAAGCGAGGTTCCGTGCTTGCGGCGGGAATTGCTCGAATTCTTGCGGGATGACAAGCTCGAGAACCTCGGGATCACGTTTGTAGGCCACGATCCGGGTGACGCCACCCGCCCCGGCGTCCGTGAGCTTCACCCACTGATCGACGTTCCGGACATATGGGTTATTGTCGAGCCAGAACCGAAGGATCGTCTTGTCCGCGTCACCCGTGGTGCTCATGGGCGTGGTGTTCATGATCTGGAAACTGGCCGTGTCCAGGATCACCGTATCCGGCGTGAATGTTTCGAGCGTGGCAGTCACGATCGAATTCACGAGCTTGTTGAGATCTGCGATGATCTCCAACGGCGTGGCGCTGGACCACGGCGCGTTGTCCGCTCCGATGATCGGCACGTTTGCGTGGTTCGTGAAACCTCCGAGCCCGGCGTCCGCGTCACCGAAGGCGGCGATCTCGTCCACGGCTTGCTCATTCGCACGACGGCAAGCCATCGCACGCTTGGAGTCCAGTTGTGATCCCGCCATGGCAGCCCGGCGAAGATCCTGGATCGAATATCCGTAGGAAGATCCGAGCGAATGGATCGGAGCCGGGTATTCTTTCGCGAGCACGTCCACGCGGGGTAGATCGTCCGCGTAGTTGGCGATCAGCTTGGCCATGCCAAACTGATCCCACTGGCGGTAGGTGTAGAATTCCGCGCCGGGATCCACGGAGTTGTCCACGGGGATGTAGCGCCGCGCCTTCAGCTCCGCGTATCGGACATCGAAGGTCCGAGCATAGATGTATTCGAGTTGCCGCGCGAAAGCGGCCGTTTCGCCAGCGTCCAAGCGGATGCCACGACGTGCGAGCTCCTTTTGGAGCCAGTCTTGATCAATGAAGCCAACGGGTACGTTCATTGTTTTGGTTCCCTTCTTCGGTTCTCTCTGGCTTCCCGATCAGACGTTGGGAAGGTTGATCTCCACGAGTGCCACCCGGTAGGTGTCCGCTTGGAGCACGACGTCTTGGTGGGCGGATCGGAAGACGGCGTTTGGAAGCGCGGCCGCCTCCGAGCCGGGATCGTCTTCGCGGAAGACTCCAAGCCGCGTCCCACCCACGCCGGAAGCGTAGCGGACGAAGGCTTGGGAATTCGCGGTGATCGTGGCGCCAGCGTCGCAGAGAACCCAGACGCGCCCCTTCTGCATGAGCGGAACGGCTTGCTCCGGATCGTATTCGTTGTCCGCGGCGATCGCCGCGGCAACGGTGGCTGGCTGTTTGCTGGCGTCGAAGAGTGCCACGCCCAACCCGGTTCCGCCCGTGATCTCCACGGCCGTGGTGGGCACGATGGCTTGGGCTTCGGCGTCCGTCCCGGGGACGAGACACGTCCCGGCTTTCGCTCCCGCGGCGTCTTCCACGAGCCGCGAGATCACGTCTTGCGTGAGTCCGTTGTCCGCCCGGAGTCCCGGGAAGGCTGCCGGAGTATTGATCGCGTGTACAGTCTGAGGCATTGCCCTTGTCTTCCTCTCGGTTTCGATCCGCGGTCCTAGTTGTCCCGCGAGAAGCGGAGCGGCTTGGTGGACGCTTCCCGGTTGGCTTGGATCATCCGTTCCCGAGCGGCTCGGGAGTCGAAACGATCGACGTCTTCCCCGTCCGTCCGCTTGTCCGCGGGCTTCCGGCTCGCCACGGCCGCGGAACGCACGGCACCCACGCCGGTTCCGCCTTCGTCATGGCGCTTGTGCGTCTTCGTGGTGGCTTCGAAGTAGGCGCGGACATAATCGTCCGATCGCCCATCGGCGTCGAAGTCCTGATCGTCGTGCTTGATCGCTTCGATCATGACGTCTCGATCTGTCTTGCCGTCGAGCTTGACGTCCGAGCCGAGCACCTTGCGGGCGTCCGTGTGGAGCGCCACACGATCGGCCACGAGCTTGTCCAGCGTCTTGGGATCTGTCGCCGTGGCGAGATCCTCCCGCGCTTTGGCGAGCTCCGCGTTTGCCGCGTCGTGCTTTGCCTGGATCTCGTCTCGTTCCTTCGTGAGCGTGGCGATCTCCGTGTCGCGCTTGGCGTCCCACTTGGCGATCGCTTGCTCGAGAGCCGGCGAGTCCGCTTCATATTCGATCCCGTCGATCCGGATCTTGGCCATGGTCTTTTCCTCTCGTCTCCGTGGCGGACTCGCCGCCGGTTCGTCTTCCCACACTTGGCAAGCTCCCGTCTTGGAGTCAAGGCGGAGCGCTACTTCGTTCCCGGCGCGTCCCCATCCGGATGGGCCGAGCGCAACGTGATTGTAACGGATCGCGCGCTGGATCGCGTCGTATCGTTGTCCCTCGAATTCCCCCGGCGTCTCGTCCGTCCGGCAAGAGTACCCACACGAAAGCTCCGAACGATCACCACGATCCACCGCTTCGATCGCGGTGGCGTCTTGGATTGCGAGCTTGGCGGACACGAAGCGTCCGTCTTGCTCCACGTGCTCACCCACGTGCCCCACAGAGAGCTTCCGCCAATTCTGCGGCCCAACCATGCCCACCGGATGCAAGTCCGTCACGGGAGCCCCCGCGAGCGTGGCGAGAGAATCCGCGTGGAAGACTTCCTCCGCCGGACGAAGCTCCCGGCGCTCCGTGCCGTCCGCCTTGCGGTACACGAAGATCCCCGTCCGGGTGAGCTTGGCCGGAACGCGGATCCCGCCTTGCGGCGTCCGCTGGACTTTCCCGAGCCTCCCGAAGTCGAGACGATCGACGCGGCCGCCTTCCGCTTCCGCTTGGAGAGCGCCGCAGATCCGGCGAGCTTCTTCCGAAGTCTTCCCGTCACGCTCTTGCGCGATCACGCACGCTTCGAAGTTTTCGAATCCCGCGAAAGGCAACTTAGGTGACCGATAGCACGGACTCCCGGGTATCAGTCAAGCTCGGGAAGCACGGGGAACGCGGTGCAACGGCACTGATAATCGTCGCCCGGATGGCCTACGCGCCCATCTTCGGAGATCACGGGGGGCGTATCCCATCGCTGCGTGGTGCCGTCGAGATCGGCGTGAGTCTCCCGGACTTTCCCGTCTCCGCTCGTGGTCCAAACGTAGCTCTCGATCCCTAGGTTCGTCTGCCGTTGCCGGGCGATCTGCGCGTTCAAGGTGAGCGTTTGATCCCGTGCCAAGAGCGCCGCTTTGCTCTTCGTGACGCCGAACCGATCGCGGATCTGATCTCGGAGTTGCTCCACCCGGAGCCCCACCCGTGTGGAGTCCTCCAGAATGTTCGTGATCTCCACAAGCTCTTGGCCAGCAAGGCTTTTGATCTTGTTCACGTTGGAGGTTCGAAAACCGTCCACGAGCGCGGCAACGGCGGGATCAGCAACTTGGATCGAGATCCCCATCACGCGCCGTAGCTCCGTGAAGTTTTTTCCAGAAACGCGCTTCCCGATCACGTCGAGATCCGCGCCTAACGCCTCATCATCGAAGATGGCTCCGATCCGAAGCTCCAAGAATTCGAGCCTCCGCCTCACGAAGTCCACCGGAAGCGTGGGCGCGTCGAAGCGCTCGTCCGGTTCTGATTCTACCGCGAAACGTGGCGCGTCTTCTTCGGGAGCCAAGAGCCGCGGAAGCACGGGGAAGAGCGTCTCTTCGATCTCTCGTTCGAAACGCTCGAGGCGCTTGGTAATTCTGCGAAGAAGCTCGAGAGCCGCGGCTTTTGGTGGGCGCGCGGAATTGGCGAGCCTAACGGCACGGCTCGGGATACGCCGCGCGAGACGTCTCCGCCTTCGTGTGGCCGTGATCAACCCTTGCGCCACGTGTCACTCCGGCGGGGGCTCGGGCTCGTCCCCGTCCGGCTCATCACCGGGGGAGGACTGCTCCGGCGCGGGGGGACCTCCGAAGGGCGGAGGCGCGGACGCGGGGGGCTCCGGCGTGGGCGTGATCTCTTTCGCCGCGGCCGCGCCTTCCGCCGCGCCCACCTTCTCGCCTTCCGTCTCTTTCCGCGCCTTGAATTCGGCAACGGTGAGCTTGCCTTCTTCCGCGTCCGGCCAGTCCGGCAAACCTTGCGACTTCCGCGCCTCGTTCACCGTCACAACGATCGCGATATCCGTGGGGGCGAGCACGACGTTCCCACCCGTGGCGGGCTCGTCCGGCGGAGGTTCGTCCGGATCGGTGGGATTGTCCGGGAGCGTTGCCTCCGCGGCTTGCATCGTTTCGCGAGGCTCTAGATCGATCTGAGTTTCCGCGCTCCACCCTTCCGGACGGAAACGCGAGAGCGCCACTTCTTCGGGCGTGATCACGTCCGTTTCAAGATAGATCTTGTCTTTCTCCGCCGTGGCTTTTTCGAGCGCCGCTTGTTCCACGGGCGTGGGTTGCCAGAGCGGATGAAAAACGATCTCCCAAGACTCTGGCTCTTTCCCCCCGGTGGGTCCGTCTTGCGCCAAGAAGAGCAAGCGGATCAGCCGCTCAAGCTCCGGCTTGAGATCGTTCCTCTGCGCCGCTTGGATCGTGTCATAGAACCATCGAAAGTCACTCTCCCCCGTTGCGTTCATTCCCGCCGGGGATTGCCCCATGAGGATCGTGACGGGGACCTCCGCGGCGGATGCTAGACGAAGCATCCACTTGTCAAGCATGTTTGCGGCGTCCGTGAAGCTCGCCCCTTCGCGCGAGTAGTCTTCGCCGTTGTCCGCGTCCAAGAGAAGTGATCGGGCGATGCTCTTGGACATATCCACGAGTTGCATCCGCGTTTGCAACTCCTCTTTTTGCCCCCCGGCGATCATACCCATGAGCCCGGCGATCTTGAACACGCCTTGCGAGGCTTCGGCCATGAGATGTTGAGACGAAGCCCATACATCGTTGAAAGCGCGAAGCACGCCGTAAACCGCGGTGAGCACGGAGTGATCCCATCCCCCCAACCGATCGCGCTCTTCGTCCGTCGTGTGGGCTCCGCCGAAGATCATCATCCGGGAACGGTGGATCACCATGTTCGTGGAAGCCATCCCTTGCGCCGTGCGGTGGGGGATCACTCGAAACGTCTTCGCCTCCCCGTAAAGCGGATCGTTGATCGGATCTTCGAAGTAGGACTCCGCCACGATCCACCGTCGATCGATCGTGTGAAGCCACTTCACACTCCGGATCGCTTCTTCCCGCAAGGGCTGATCCGCGGGCTGGCCATCGTCCGCGCCGATCAGCACTACGCCCCCGCCGTAAAGCCTTCCCCAGATCATTGCATCCCGGACGCGAAGGGACGTCTTGAGATCCCGATTCTTCTGACCGATCGCGGTGCTCGCTTCCGTGTCTCCCTCGACGTTCACCGCGAAACCGCGGCGCGTCATCTCCCGCGGCTTGAGAGCCACGACGCGCTTGGCCGTGTCGTCTTGGTGATAGAGCGCAGTAAGCTCCGTGTCGCTGATCTCTTGGAGCGAGACGAAGCGCCCATATTGCGTCTTGTCCCGAGCCGTTCCCAAGCCCGTAAACACGTTTTGCCAGTTGTC